GGCCATTTCAGCGGAAAAACGCCGCCGCCACTTTCGCGACGACGGCGGACAGATAAACGATGATAGCGATCTCGGTGGGCGTCATCTCACTTCGCGGTAGCTTTCGCTGTGGCCTTCACGCTGGCGTCCTCGACTTGTGTCAAAGTCGAATGCGTGGTCGCGTCTTTCCCGACGAGGCCCAGATAGCCGAGAATGAGCCCGAGCACGTCAGGCGCAGTGACCGCCTGCTCCAGCGGGACGCCAGCGGCCATTTGGTGCGCGATAGCGGCGCCCACGGTGAGAAACGCGGCGAGGCCGCCTAGCGTTGTCTTCTTGTTTGCGAGCATCGACTTGAGAAATTCCATGGTTTATTTCCTTGTTTCTGGCGGATGAACGATTGCCGCCGGGTGGGCGCTTAGAATAAGCAGAAGATCCCTCGGCGAGATTTCATGGGCTGGCTCCGACAATGGACGCGGGAAAACGCCGGCCTCGCGGAGAGACAGCGCCGCGAGCATCGAACAGATCATCCCTCCGGGGAACCGCCAGTCGAGGAACAGCGCCTCGCCGTAGACCGCGTTCCAATCATACGGCCTCCCCACTCTGCTGCGGAGATAGGAAATCCAGCGCAGCAAGTCCGTGTCGAAAAGAGGGATGTCGACGAAAATTTGCATCGTCGATGTCGTGTCATAGTCGCCATCGACATGGACGACGCCACGATCACTCAGCGCCGCGATAATCGATCCGTCAGGTAGGACCATTTCGACGTGAGAGATGCGCGCCATCGTGCGCCAACGGATGAGTCGCCCGAACAGGCTGTGCTCTTGGGTGACAAATCTGAACCGAGCGGTGCGTGGATTGGGTCGCGGAACGATCAGTGGCGCATCGTCCTTCATGCTGCAACCTTTCCACCAATGGCGCCGAAATCAGCGAGCAACTGGCCCCAATTAAAGCCATTCGCGGCCTTACCCACGGCGCGGGAGACGATTTCCGGGGTGAGCACGGTGAACAGGTCGCCCCCGGAGCCGTGCGACGCATAGGCGGCGACGGCCGCCCATGTCACGAGCCCTCTCATGCCCCACGTATCGATCGTAACGCCTTCGGAGGCGTTGCCCTTGGCAGAGACGAAGCAGTGCCCGTTCTGAGGGTCGGGAGCACCAGCGACGCCCCATGTGAAGCCATCTGCCGCCGGCATTGGGTTGATCCAACGGTCGGGGAGATTGACGCCGAATAGCAGATTTTCGAATAGCCATGCGGCTGTGGCGCATTCGTCCTTATCGGCGGCGTTGACCGCGAGATAGCCAGCTATCTTGTGGCCCTCAAATCCTGATTGCACCCAATAGTTGAGCGCGGTCACTTCGTCGCAGCCGTTGTCCGTGGAGGGATCTCCCGGAACAAATCCGCCGATCGCCCCATACATGGCGTTGATTTGGTCGTCGGTAAACGCGACGGGCGTCCCTGTGCCGCTCGCCGTGAACACGCCTTCGAGATGCGCCATGCCAGAAATAACGCAACAGCCTTCGACGTCGTTAAGATAGACCTTGCTCAGCACGCTCGCCGCCGGCGCGGTGTAATCCCATTCATCCGGCGGCGTGGGGAGCGCGCGCAAGAGATAGCGGTTCAGCGACAATCGCGGGCCGCGCGCGACCGGCGTCCGGCGCCCAAGTTTGAAGGTTTGGCCGCTGGTCGGTTGCGTGATGGTTTTGACGGTCATGACGCGCTCCGTGCGTTCTGGGCGAGAATCCGGCGCAACGCTTTAACGTCAACCGGCTTGGTGATGATGACGTATTTCACGATGCATGGCTTTGGCTTTTCGAGATGGCGCGCAGCAAGCGTGTCGACCTCCGGCACCACGACGCCAACCGCGCTTATCGCGAGGCCGATGAATTGCACGAGACCGATTCCAGCAAGCAGCGCGCCCATGATCGTTGTCCCTTATCAGCCCGCGACTGTGTAGCCGTTGGCCTCGGCTTGCGCGATAGTCCAGCCAAGCGCCAAAACGTTAGCCGCCGTGAGCGCCTTCGGGCCAGTCATGGCCACCGGGGCCGGAGCCACCGGAGCGGCCACGGGTGCCGGAACAAGCGGCTTGCTAGCGAGGCCCAGCGGGTCGAACGGCAACAGCGCCGCTTTAACATCGGGGTGCTGGAGGGCGGCGAGGCCAGCGGCGGCAAGGCCACCAACAGCCATTTGCTGAAGGACGGTTCCCGCGAAGCCAGACGCCGTGGTTGACGCGGTATTGCCGAACACACTTCCAAGCGTCCCGATTAAGCTAGTCATGTTAGGAAGAGTAGTCATTTCATTTTCTCCAGTTGCCGGACGGGGGAGAAAGCGACGGCCCGTCCGGCTACTCCGTCGCTCAGTTCACCGCTTTATGGGCGGCGATTCAATGGCACGGTGGGTGGTTCAAGCAGTCATGCGCCGCGCGGTGATTCATGACACAGGTTGCCCCGTGGCAGCATACCGAACAGCATTTCACGTCGGCGGCCATAGCCGCTCCAGCGGCGACGAATGCGAAAGCGATCGAGATGATGATAGCGCGCATGTCAGCGCCCTCCTTCGTGATCGTGATCATCGTGGTCATCGCGGCCGCGCTCGTCGAGCCGACCGTCGATGCGGGCAAGCTTTTCTTCCAACTCGGCGACGCGGGCGGTGAGAGCGGTGATTTCAGCCTGCATTACCTGAATTAGCTGTTCCATTTGGTTGTCCTTTCAGTTCACACACACAATTTTTCCGCGTTCACAATTACCAGCGGCGCAAGCGGACAGCGCGACCGCGAGGGCAAGCGACGCGGCTATAAGGATGGTGAAGTTGATGGCGAACGCGCGCATCATCGCCCTCCTAGCGCATCGTGGAGACACACAGCCGTGACGTATTCGCTCTGCTCCTTCGCGAATATCGGCGCATCCGGGGGAATGCCGACCATCGCGGCGAGAGTGGTATATTCTGACGCGGCGGAGATGTGGCAGTCTGGGGCGGCTGTGTTGGGGATGCCCCAATCGCGGTAGTCAGGCGTTTCCGCGCGCGCCAGCCCGACCATCCAGACAAGCACGCCGATGACGATGGCGGCGGCCCAGAACAGCCCGGCGAGTTTCAAAGGTGAGGGTCGGCGCATCGATCATCCCCCGTGCTGTTGCATGAAGTAACTCGCCCAGAACACAGCGCGATTGCCGCGTTTGACGTTCTGGCCCAACGCTCCAGGTCGTTCATACCAAGCGCTGGCCGCGAATCCAGCATCGTATGAAGTCTTCGCCGCTTGGATCATTTTGAGCGCGTGCGATTCTGAATGTTGAAGCTCCCACCAAACAGCTTCGAGTTGCTTGACCAGGGGCGGCAGCTTGGAAACATCGATCCCGCAACCCGGCCATTGCTCGTCGCCATCGCGGATCAAGATGATGCGGACCATGCGGAGCTGATGCAGCCCGAAGGATTTGCCGTGGTCGCCAATTGCGCCCGGATCGAGCGATGACTCCGAGTCAGCTTGCGCGAGCATGGCCGCCGCGAAGATCGGCGTTTGCTTTTCGGAAAGCCAGAAGGCGTGAATCGCCTTGGCGTTCGCGTAATATTGGGTTTGCGTGATGGTCATTGAGATTCCTCATTGATATTAGCGGCGGGGACATCGCTAATATCCAGGCGCGTCACAGGCGATGGCCAAACAGTCTCACCCGTCGTTGATGCGGTCGTGATGATAAGGACCATGATTAGCTCTCCGCAGCGGCAAGGCCGCATTTCGTGCGCTCGCGTTCCGGCTCCCAAATCGGCGGGAAGTTGCCCTTCTCGTAAGCAGCCGTGACAAGCGTGACGAACTGCTGCCACTTCGCCGGATCGGTGCAAGGATCTCTGTGCCCTCCACCGGCTTTCCCGAGGTCGTAATGCGAGCAGAACCCCGGCCCGACGCCGGCGCGCGCCCAACGCAACGGGATTTGAAGATGATGGAGGTGGAATGCGATGATGTTGGCGGCGGCTTCCCATTCGACGCTCGCGAATCCCTTGGCCGCGAAGCCGCCCATTTCGAAGCCGACCGACCGAGAATTGAAGGCGACGCAATGCCAAGCCTTGTCGGCGACGTCGACCATCTGCGTCACTTCCGAGCCGTCTTCCTTGATGACGAAGTGCGCGGAGACGTTGGATCGCTTTTGCGCGAACCAATCGATGGAGCCCGCGTAGGAGCCCTCGCAATCGTGCAGACACAGCAAATCTACACGCGCTCCATTTCGCGAAGAGAAATTTGGGCTCGGCTTCCATTTAAGCGGAGGGAGCATTGCGATGCCTTTCTCTAGCTTTTGCGCCGATCTTGGCGCGCGTTTCCGGCGAGCAAACGCGGCCCTTTAGAGACGCAGATTGTCTCGCTACACGTTCGGGAGGAGGAGGGCCAAACACTCGTCCTTTGTTTGACCGGCCGTGGAGTATCATGTCGGCCGCGTTCTCGGCGTGCGTTCCCCATCTCAAGTGCGAACCGGTAATGCACCCAAGGTGGCCGTTGCCGCATCCATGAAGTGTCTCGGCACCCTCAAATGGTTCCGGCCCATTAACCGCTCGCAAATTATTCGGCTGACGTATTGGAGGCGTCCATCTTTCCTCATGGCCGCATATCCCTTCGTCTTGGAAAATGGCCAGATAAGACATTCGTCGCCTTCGTAGTTGATGGCACGCTCAATAAAAGCGGCAGGCGCGCCCTCTTTCGTTCGACCCGCTAGCGGATCGCCATGCCGCCGCATCCTTGCCGCATGCAGCTTGCAAAGACCCAATGAATCTTTTGGATTGCCACACCCATCGATCTTGCATATTTTATCCATAGCCATTCCAGCCTCACTGGTTTGCGTTAGAGGCCGTCGCGGCGCGCAAACGCCCGGCGGCTTCGCTATTTATAAGCAGGAGAAGTTCGGCGACGGTCGCCATTTCAAAGGGGGAAGGCTCATCGTTCGGTCCTTCGGTTGCCGTAGGTTTTATTTTCAGTTTCGCTGTCGCAATACTCGCGCACGATTTCGAGGAAGTCGGCGCGGTTCATCGGATCCAAGTCTGAATGACAAATGCTCTCAGCCGGCAGAGCGTGGTGTGATCTTGCGGGAGCATCGATCAGCGAGCCAAAGCTTCGGAAATTACAGGCCAAAGATCGCGCGCCAGTTTAGAGACGAAAATCGCCGCGACCAGACACCCGCCGGCATTGATGATTAGTTGAAGGATGCGCCACTGGTCAGGATTGATCATCTCGCTACCTCACGCGCGTTTGATCCATTCGGCCGCAAACCCCGTCGATAAACCGAGCGCCACGACGGCGAACAGCTGCAAGTAGACCAGATCAACGTGTTCGATGAGCATCGCTCCATCCTCCGGTTGCAGGCATGCGTTAACCAGATATTGAGGATTATAATTTACCCTCACGCGGGTTGAAATGCAACATCGAATGTGAGATATTAACAGTCATGCTAACATGCGGGGCGCAAATCACAGCGGCGCGAGGGCTTATCGGAATGTCGCGGGCGGAGCTTTCAAGGGCTTGCGGCGTTCACATGAACACCTTGACGACGATGGAAGGCAAAGGGCTTGAGCAGCTCGACAGCCTCGCGAAGACTATCGCCAAAGTGCAACATGCGTTGGAGGCCCAAGGCGTCGAGTTCTTGAACCACGGCCGCCCCGGCGTGCAAATGAAGGGATAGAGCCCTCACAGCCGCCGCGCCCGCTTCCCCCACAGAACCCGCATCATGACGGCGGCGACCGTCCATGCGAAGCGCGCTCTGAAGGACAACGGCGCGCGCTCCATTGGTCACATCCTCACGAGCGCACGATTTGGCGGCAGCGGCCGATTATTGCAGTGGGTAGCAAAAGGGCAGCTCGGAATTGTGAGAAGAACGGAACTGACCACCGCCGGCCATTGGAAGCGCCATCCATCCATTACAAGCCCCTTCCGCCATGCTTACATGCAATGCACGCCATAGGACGCGCCAGCTAGGTTCAATCCAGTGAACGTGATAACCGACGTTGTTATTGACGCCACATATAGACCAGTTGTCCCGGTCGCGGCTGCAGCGGAATTGGTAGGCATCGCAACACAAACCTTTGGAGCCACCACCCATACTGTTCCAAAAGTAACTGAGCACGTTGTAGTAGCGCTTCCCATCGTCAGGGTGAAGCTATTATCGTGTCCACTAATTGCCGGCGATGTTCCGCAGAGTGATACTGACGGTGACACCGTGCCATTTAAGCTTAATGCACCATTAATATAGGCAAGTCTCGGATTATCTATGACGTTCCCCGTCCCATCGTGGCCTAGCAGCGCGCCATAGGATGAGAACGAAGATGGAAAACGCAGTTGGCCTCCCGTGCCAATCTGTGTGAGGCCGGCTCCCAGGTAATTGGTCGCGGAGCCAGCATTATAAAGGCAGTAGTTGGATGACCCTCGCGTCAGAATCTCGCACCATATCCCAACTTGCGACGTTATTGGTCCGGTTCCAAGAGCGTCAAACATATGCACGCCGTAGGAAACGCCAACTGCCACCGTGCCGGTAACGGTGGGTTGCCAAGTAAAACCGGAGGCATCCGAAAGCGCCGCCGATAAGTTTAGCTGCGGACGCGCCTGGAAAGCGTGAAAATGATTGCTCGCGATGGAGCCGCCATAAACTGGAATACTGTCATAGGACGCATACCCGCCGGATGATCCGGCCGGCGTGTAATTGGTGATGTCTCGCGAGGCGTGAGAGCCCCCGTTCGACAGGGGATTTGTGGCGGTGCGTGTAAACTCTTGGAGATTATCGTCAACGTCGCCAGCCCCGGAGCCTGAGATAATTGGCCCCACGACATGACCGCCAGAAAGCGGGAGGGCAGGCGCACCGGGGGGTATGGCCGGAGGAGTGGCGAAAGCGAATGTCGAGAACAAGATGAGTGGCGGGAGAATCGCGAGAATCTTCTTCATGGTTCAGTTCCCCGTCCAATAGTAGATATCGCCGATGGTGCCGTTGACGTAGACCGCCGAGGCATTTGCGGGCGCTCCCGACCATGCTTCGCCCGGAAGAAGTCGATACCCATTACCGGTTCCGTCATCAGTCGCGGTTACACCAGATGGTCCGACAAAGCCGTTGCCCACATTCGTGTTTTTAGCTTTGACAACGAGGCCGTTGGAAAAGGCTTGCGACGGCAACGCGACGGCGGTGTTCGTGGTCGCGATCTTGATTTGGCCGGAATAGATCGCGGCCGGCGTTGGCGTGGCCACTTCCAGCGGCGGAATTGGCAATATCACCGGCGGCGGCGAACCTCCGCCCTGGCCGGCGACAAACGTCGTCAGACTGACCTGAGCGCCTGAGATTGTCGCCGCGCGAGCCCAAACGTGTGATGTTCCACTGAGCGACGCGGATGTTGGATTGCCGGACGACACGCCAAGCGGCGAGCCAGACGCTCCCCATGACGGCGCCGACGCCCCGACCGAAAGGTAAGCGCCGCCGCCCGAATTCAGTCGCACGACCATTGGCCCTGGGCCTAAGTCTACCCAACCGATATTTGTCAGTGTGAAGGATGTCATTTGACCACCTATTTTCGTGAGAATTACGGTGTTGTTCCGCCGGCCGGCGCGGAGCCGGATGATCCACCCGGCGTAGCAGAACCAGACGAGCCGCCGGGAGCGCCGCGGCTATCCGTCCCCGCCGACCCGGACGGCTGTTTTAGCGCCAGCTCCGTCGTGTAGCTCTTGCCGCGCGTGAGATCGTGCGTCGCGGTCTCGATGCGATATGTCCCGTCAACGCCGGGGCGAACGCCGGAGACGATGCACGGCGCCTGCGATGCCGCGTCCGGGTTGCCTTGGATCGTCACCGTCCCGCCGCCCTTGTCGCGATCAGACTCGATTGAGTTTGAGCCGGACTGGTTGCTGGCGTTGTCTTTGTTGGCGTGCTGGCGCTTGTGCGAGAGCTGCGCGGTGACGCCGCCGCTCGCGCTGTCTTGCGAGAGGGCGTCAACGGACTCGGACATCCATTTCGCGGCCTTCGTGTCATACCAGCGCGTCAGAAACTTCTGATATTCCGGGCGCGACAAAACCGGAGCGAGCGACCATGAAATCAGATTGTCGCCATAGACCGCATTGATCGGCGTCAGCGGCTTGCCGGAGGTGGACGTGCCGCTGGACCGCTTCACGAAAACGCCGGTACCCCCCATGATTTTGAACGTCGCGCCGAGTTCCTTGGCGATGCGCGTGCCCCATACGAGAAAGGACTCATGCCCCATCGCCCAATAGGCGCGCTGGATTGAGCCGATTGCGTCATCGACCTTCACACTGGAGAGCCCGGCCGCTTGGCCCCATTGCGTCGCCACGTCGCTGAATTTTGCGTTGTCCTTATGACGCTGCGCCGGCTGCTTGAGATTGTCGCGCATATTTGCGCTCTTGGCGTCAATCTGTAACAGATGGCCTTGGCCACGCGCGCCGGTCGAGCGGACCTCATCGACAAAGCCGTTGAACATCACAACAGAGCCGCTGTCCGACCATCCCATGCCGGCCTGAACAACCGCGCCGATGCGCGGCAATTCGATATGGCCGTCCGCGTCGTCGAGTTCGCAACTGAACGTGTCGGCCTTGCCGCCGTCCGTGTCGACGATTCTGAGCGTAATGAGAAGCGGATCGAAGTTAGACGTGACATCGTTACCGTCGATGCTGATCGAATAGGTCGGGACGTGCATCAGTCGTAAAGCCGGGTCGTGGTTCTCGCCGGCTGTTGCGAAATCGGAACGGGCTGCTCAAAGGTCACGATGGTCCCACGCGGCGGAAACGGGCCAAACGCCCCAAGCCAGCGGTTGCGCGGATCGGCCAGCGTTTGCTCCACGAGGCCGGCGACCTCGGAACCGTTTGCCTTGAACAGCAGTAGGTCAACCGGCGTGATGGAATTGGGGATCGTGAGTGTTTTTGTCGTCATGACAGCAGCCCAAAGATGACGTCGAGCATCGATTGCGCACTCGCGGCTGTCGGCGATTTGACGAGGCTGATCTCGTATTCGATGATCTGACCGATGCCGGTCGCCATCAGCCGCGTATTTTTCTCATGCACTTCTTCGACCAGAAACCAGCCGAGGTTCGCGCCGTCGCCGCGCACAAGGATTTGCGGCTGGCCGGCCTTGCGGATCGTGTCGAGCGTCTGCAATTCGTCGAGCCCGCTTTGGCCGTAAAGCTGCGCCATGCGGAGCGGGAAAAGCGTGCCGATGATCGCGAACCGCTCGTCTCCCTCGCCCATGAACTCGCGCGGGCGTTGCGCTCCAACGATGTCCTTTGGCGCGAAGTCCGCGCCGCTGCGACGGTTGACTTCGTGGGTTTCAAAGGGAAACGTGTCTATGGTGAGGGGACCGAGATTGTATAAGATTTCCGCCTCCTACATCCGCAAACCGGAGAACTCAAATGAAACGATTGTTTTCAGCCGTCTTTTTGCTTTTGCTCGCCTGGATTTGCTTCTCCGCATCCAACCCGAGCCCTGAATTCGCGGCGGCGTTGCAAGAGCTTGGCGTCTCGCTGACCGCGCTCTCCAACAGAATCGGGCAGGCTTTCGGTATCGACGGCCATTTCATCGCATTGTTTTTTGGAGGCGCGTTTTGGGTGATTGTCGTGATGTGGGCGATCATCGCCTTGATGACGCTTTTCAGAGTCTCGCCGAAGAGCCAGCCTTAATCCCCCTGGACGCCAGCCGTCGAGAAATGCCCGCGCTGCGTCTTGCCGAGGAGCCCGCCGAGACGAGAATTCACGCTCGGGCGCACGGTCATTTCGTGCATCTCCTCAAGATCAGCCTTCACGGCTTTGACCTTGCGGTGATAGGCGTCGATCGGGCCATGGTCGAAATCGGGCGAGACCGGCGCGGCCTCCGCCGAAGAGACGATGCCGCCGCCAGCGTGGCCAGCTCCTCTACCGGCTTCTGCTAAATCTCTCTTGTATCTGTCAGTATTGATAGTATTTGCCCAATCCCCTAGATTTCCTCGTCTACGGTATAATGCCAATGCCGCTTTTGCATTTGTTTCTGGATTCATTAGTTCTTCATCTGTGCCAAATGCACCATGATGAGCATTTTGGTTTATTTGCCAAAGACCAATCGAATGCTCGCCATTCAAATTAGCGTTTCTTGGATTGCCTTCGCTTTCCTGTCCCACAAGAGCGCCTAATGCTCTGGCCTCCGCCTCTGTTCCTCCCGCATGTCTTATAAGAGCCGCCGCCTGTGCTACAGAGTATCTTCCCTTTCCATCGCCACCGCCGCTGCCGCCAGCGCCCTCGCGGCCTGGAATGAATGGGCTGTTTCCGCGCGAGCCACGACGGATCGATGGATGATCAGCGCGATGAACCTCATCAGCGGACATTTCGCCGGGGCCGACGCCGCTGCCGCCCTTGAGACCGTGCATGCGTCCGAACACGTCGTGCTTGTTCTCGCCCTGCTCTTGCTCCGATGGCGCGAGTTGGCCGTGGTCGCGGCGATAGGCGTGTAGCCAGCTTGTCGCCTCATACCAGACCGACAGCGCGCTGAGGATGGCGAGAAGCGGGCCGAATGCCCCAACGGTAGCGTTTATCGTCCCGGCGAGCCCTGTGAGGCCCATGCCGCCGGAGATGACGCCAGCGCCGCGCAGCGTCACCATCGCGGCTGCGGCGATTGTGGCTTCGGTTCCTAGCCGCGCTATTGGATCTGGCACATTGATCAGTGCATTCGTTCCGCTTGTCAGCGCGCGTGTAAACTCGGTCAGCGCGCCATTGCCTTTGCCGTAGTTGTCGAAGGCTTCGAGAATACGAATTTGCAGCGTCTCGACCGAGCCTTCGAGCTGCTTGACCGCGCCATCGAAGGATGCGAGACGCTCGGCCGCGAGATCAGCGGCGAGCGTAAGCGGCGTTTTCTCGAGCTTTTTCCGGTTGGCAGCGAACTCTTCCGGGTTCATCAGCGCCGCGCCGGCGCGCGAGCCCTGCTGAAAGCCGTAGAGCGCGTTTAGCTGCGCCAAATTCGGATGCTTCGCCATAACGGCCCGCAATAAGCCCTCTGTATCGACGCTCTCAATCGACAGCTTGTAAAAATTAGAAATCGCCTTGCCGAGTTCATTGGCGTCTTTAGCCTTCATCACTCCTTTCTTGTTCTTTTCAAAGCTCTCGGCAAATATTTCCATGGCGTGCATCACATATTCCGTCTTGTCGGTGACAATCGGAACCTGTTCGCCTTTTTCATTGGCAAAAGTCTTCTCGCCCAATTCATCAAGTCTGGCGATTTGATCGTCTGAAAGTCTCTTGCCGAATCTTCCGCCGATGACTTTTGCCACGGATTTTCCGCTTAACCCCGCGTCCGGCATTTTGGCGAAATTGTTCCAATTTACACCCAGCGCGTCATATGCGTCGAACCCCTTCGCCGTCGGGGAAACCGACTTCGCCATGATTGCTCGCACCGCGACGCCGGCCTTGTCGCCCGCGATCTGCTGCTTTTTCATCAGCGTGGCGATGGCCATCATCGTATCGTCGGAAAGTCCCGCCTGCGTGCCGGAGAGCCCGCCGTATTCGAAGAAGCCGGAAATGTCCTCGTTGGACATGCCCATCTTGCCCATGCGCGTCGACTTCGCGGCGACGCGCTGCATGATCTTTTCGGCTTGAGCCGGGTCGGTTACGCCCTTCAATTTGTTGGTCGAGAAAATGTTGGCTTCAAGCGTCTTGACCGCCTCGGGAAGATCGATGTTGAGCGCGGAGGCGTAATCGACGGCGTGGCGCGTGTAGGCCTCGATGAATTCCTTTGGAACATTGCGCTCCAGCAATAGCTTTTGCGCTTCGGCGATTTTGACCGGCGAATAGCGCGATGCGACGCCGAGCGCGCGTTGCTGCGCCTTTAGTTTTTCCATTTCCGTCGGCGTCAGTTCGCCAACAGGCCGCATGATCGCGTTGACATCGGAATATTCGCGATATGCCGTAATGCCTTGGCTGGCGAACTGCTCCGCCTTATAGCCGGCATACATGCCGCCCATGGCGCCCAGCGCGCCCATGTTGATCCCGCCGCCGGCCTTGGCCGCCACGGCGGCAGCGAGAGCTGGCGTCCCCATGCCGGAAAGCAGCCGCTGATTGGCGATGGCGTTCGCCGACATTTGCGTCATCATCGGCGACACGCTCGAGCCTCCGGCCCCGGAGATCGAGCGGTTGAACGCGATCTGCTCCGCCTTCACCTTGCGCAGCGCGGAGATCGTCTGGCTTTCCCATTGCCGCACATTCGCGACTTGGCCCTTCGTCCAGTCGGCGGAATTGGCGGCGAGCCCGGCCGTCTTCGAATAGTCCTTCCATGCCTGCGCGACGGTATTGATGTCCTTGGCGCCGACCTTGATCTTCGACAGCGACGAGACGAAACGATCCGTCGCGCCGGTGTTGGCCATGCCCTTGGCCATCTCTTGAACCGCGCGCTCGGCGTCCTTGAGCGCCTGACCGACCGTGCGAGCGGGTTTGCTCACATCGTCGATCATTTTCAAGGTGAGAGTCGATGTCAGGCTGGCCATTGCGACTTCTCGATTTCCATCGCCTCGATGACCTCGGCGATAAAGTCATCCCAATACATCGCGGACATTTCCGCCATGCTCCAGCCGATCACTCGTTTGACGTAGGCTCGATAGCTGCGCCATCCGGCTGGGCCGAACTGCTCGCCAGCGCGGCCCGGAACCGGCGGGGTAAAAAAGGCTCGGCGCCCTCGTCGAGCGCGAGTTTGTCGTCGTCGTCGAGCGCGTCCATCACGGCGTTCGGAATGGGAGCGCCGGCGGCGTCGCGGAAGATCGGGAGCCGAGCATCGCCCTTGTCTTTGATCGCGACGATGAAATCCGCGACTTCCTTCGCTGTCAATTTGACGAGATGCACCTCGGCGAACACGCGACCTTCATGCTCGACTGGCCAGTCGAGCGCCACCACCTTGAACCGCGGACGCCCATTGTCGACGAAGCGCGGGGGCGCCGGCGCGATGTCCGGCGCATTGGTTTCGTCAGTCATGGAACCCCCGTTAGCCGGCGACGCGGAGGATCGCGTTCATATCGTTTTGGTTGACGCCATCGACGCGCCAGATGCGACCGAAGAAATCCCAGAAGTATTTTTCCGCCTGATTGAAATAAATCTCCATATGGGTGACCTCCTTCAACTCGAAGTCTTGGCCGACGAGATCGCCGCGCTTGTATTCGTCGTTGCCGACCTTCACCATGCGCGCCTGGATGATCGCCTTGTATTCGACCGGAATATTGCCGTTTTTGTTCCGCACGCCGCCATAGATCGAATAGAAGTTCTGCGCCACCCCGTTGACGCCAAACTGACTCATCGATTGCGGATCGATGCCCTTGACCTTGAAGCTTAGATTGAAAGCTTTGTTTCCGAGGCCGCCAATCTCGATAGCCCCATAGGAGCCGCCTGGATGGAAGTCCTGCGTTAGCTCATCGAGGTCCGAGATTTTGATGTTATTGACGATGAGGCCCTTGTCGGCGTCGCCGCCGCCGGAGCCGACGAATATCGTCCCCGCTTCCCAGATGAATAATGACGACGCCATGGTGCGTTCCTTTGATTGAAGATTGAGAGACTGGCCCTAGCGTCAGCCGGCGAGCTGTTGCGCCTGGGTGGACAGCGTGGCGATTTCCTGAATGAGCGCCGTGCGGTCGAGTCCACTGTCGATCGTGACTTGCAGAATCGGCGCGGGCTCTTCGCCGTCGAAGAAGACGCGGAATTTGCCGGCGCGCAGATTGTCCGGCGTGTTGACCGAGCTGTCAAAGCCAACCGCCCAACCGATAAGACAGTCATTGGCCTTGAGATCGACCGAGATGGCCGCCATGTCGTTGAGAACGTCTTGCACGCCTTGCAGCGTGACGTTATCGACGCCGAGGCGGAGGCGGATGCTTTTCAGCAACGCGAGGTGAATAAAGTCACGACCGCGCGTCTTGTTGAACAGATTCCACAGCGGGTCCGTGCTGGCGTTCATGTAGGAGATCAGCGACCATCCGCTATCCGTGAGCGAAGCGTCAGCATGATTGCCGCGCGCCACGACGCCGACGCCGCTGGCGAGGAGTTCCTGCCCGTCCGTCGCGCCGTCGAGTAGCGAGAAGCTGTCGACGCGCACGGTGCCGAGAATGCCTTGGATCGGCTGATTGGCGAACGAATGGAACGGATAGCCGGCATTTGCGAAATCGACCCGCACGCCGATGCCGAGCGCTTGAGCGACGACATCCTGTGTCTCGGTCCCGGTCCCGGCCAGATTTTCGATGATGACCGGATCGTCGACCGGGATAAGGCGCTTGCTCGCCAGCGTCGTCTGCCAGTTGATCGCATCTGTTTTCGTGGTGCCGGGGCCGCCGACGATGGCATGGGCCATCAGCGCTTCGCAGACGGCGGGGAGCGCCGCGCAAAGCGGGTTGGCGAGCAATTCGCCCCCCGTTACTGCGACCGTGACATTGAACTCGTCGCCGATCTGGAAGTCTGGCGAACCGTCCGCGATGGTGAACCCGATCTGATCGGCATAGGCGCTGCCGACCGTCGCTTGCGGCAGCGGGTTGCCGAAAGGGTCAGCAACCGAGAATACGCCGCCATTGGTCGGCACGACCGCCGACACGGCGAGGTCGAACTCGTCGCCCTTGATGAAATCTGGCGTGCCGTCCGCGATGGTGAAGCCGATGCCGAGGCTGCTCGTGTAAGCCGCTCCGACCACCGCGAGACCGTCAACCGTGCCATCGGGGCGTAGAACCACGAAAGTGCCGCCATTGGTCGCGGTAAGCTGGCAGACAGCGCGCCACGTTCCGAGCGTCGTGCTGGCGTTCGATGTGAGCGAACCAAGCGTGCCCCCGCCGGTATTTCCGCCAGCCTTTGGCGCGGAAGCCGCCGATGTGCCGCCGCCGATGCAAATGAGTTCGTAAATGCCAGGCTGGACGCCGGTGAGATTTGGAGGACTCGCGAGAGTGAGCGCGCCGCCGCCGACATTGCCGCCGACACGCGCCGCCGCCTCGGTGACGGTCATCGTGCCGCCGACGAAGGTGTATTCGCCGGTGAAGCCGGGGAAGCCCAGCAAACGCGGCGTCACGCCGAGCAGCGATGGTGCGGTCAGCAGCGCATAAATGCCGGTCTTGGCGCCAGAGGTGCCGATGATGTTCGTCATCGTCTCGGCGGTATCTCCGCCGGTCGCCACGCGCACCACGACCGCGCGCGCCGAGACTTGCTGCGACATGAGCTGATTGTTGACGGCGAGCAGCGTCTTATAAAGCGGACCCGACCCGATGTTGGCGAGGACGGCCGGATCGCCAGTGTTGATGTCCACCGGCGTGTTGAGTGGAAACATCGTCGCGTTGGCGTCGTCGGACGGCAGCACAATGCCGAGCACCGAGAAGTCGCCATAGGTCGGCGGGTAAACATCGTTGTCGACGATGTTAAAGATTACGCCGAAAGACGGTTCTGTCATTGGGATAGCTCCAATAAAAAACCCCGCGAGAGCGGGGCTATTGTCTGCGGATGAGGTCGCCCTCGGATTAGAACGTCAGATTTGGCGTCACGACCTCGATATTGCCGACCGTCGTCGATTTGACGCGGACTTCGAGGATCGGCGGCCCGTTTACGCCGTTCGGTTCTCCAAACACGCGGATCGCGCGCACGAATGTCCCCGTGCTGGTCCCGTCGTCGACGGGGGCGGTCATGACGATGGAGTCAACGCTATCGATCTCGACAACCTGGTTGAGCGTGGTGACTTGTGATTGCGTCATGTTGGATCCGCCTGCTTACTAAACTTCGCTTCTAAGAGAAGATCGCTCTTCAAAAACTCAACCCCATTGGCATCAAAGTGATTCACTGCAATTTTATCCTTACGAGTCCCGATTAGGAGGATATTGTATCTTCCCTTCAGCTCGAAAGTGGCCTGGAGTAATGTCATCTCTTCGTTGACTACGCCGTAACCTCGTCCAAAAGAATCGACTGATGAGACCCACACCTGCGGATTCTCGTTCAAGTGCTTCCAGTAATCTGGCAAATCCAGCGACACGGTTTGGTTGTCCTTGTCGGCCTCCATAAGGAAGCGATATATATTGTCTCCCCGTGTGGGACTCTCAACGAAGCAGTGCCGAAGTTTATGTGTCGCCGTTTTCGTCGGATCTGGATGATCAATAAGGAACGAACCAGCCCCTTTCGAGAGCGTGCCACTGACATTAAGACCATTATCCATCTGGACATTAGAGTGAAAAGTAACGCCACCACTAAACGTCGTTCCACTGAGGGACGCGTAGCCCGATAGCGCGCTAGACGTGATGTAGCCACGACCTGTCACGTAAGATTGGGTCGCGTAGTTGGCCGCAACATATGTGTCATAGACGCTAAAATTTGCCTGCACATAAGCTGTGGTAGCTAGCTGAGTGGAGTTATTGGCGCTCGACGCTGTAGGTGCAGTCGGTATGCCTGTGAACGGCGGCGATGCGAGTGGTGCGTAGCCCGAGCCGCCGGAGGGGGCGCCGCCGTCTTGAATTGTGCCAGCCGTGTCCGCGAACGTCGCGAGATGGCCCACGATAAAGCTGCCTGTGACCGAGGCGACCTTGGCATCAGATGCCGACGCCGCTTTGGTCGCCGCCGTTCCGAGCCCACTCACGTCGGTCGATGCGATCACCACCGCGCCAGTGCGACCGGCGACGCTCAGAACCTCGGACGGCAGACCGTCGAATTTGTCCCACGTCGTGCCGTTGAAAACAGCCAGATCGGCCGGCGTCCATTGCGAGATGCCGTTAAGTGTTGTCGTTCCAGCGCTGGAGACCTTGTAGTAAAAACCCTTCGTTCCGACTCCCGAAGCCAGCGTCGGCGTGTTCGAGGCAGCGTTCCATGAGCCTTGAAAATTGAGCGCGCCGAGAATAGACGCCGGTAACTGCGTCGTCGGCACCTTGCCGGAACCGTCGAGGCCCGCGACGCCGCTGGCGAGGCCGATTGGCAATTGCGCCGCCGGGACTTGGCTGGCTGAATTCAGCCCGGCGTAGCCGCTCGCCGCGCCCTTGGCGCTGGTATCTTGGACGCCAATGACCGCGCCCGACCGCCCATTGACCGACCCGACGCCCGCTCCCACCGCGACGAGCGCGATAGCGGCCATATCCGCCGCGATTGTCACTGCCTTGGCGTCAACATCGGCTTGCGCCGCGAGAACATCAGCCTTCGCCGCCAGCACCGTTGCCGTGCTTCCGAGCGCCGCGAGCGCGCCACCTGGACAACCGATGGCAATTACGTCGGTATAGGTCCCGGAGACGCCCGCCTGGATCGTGACATCGAGGTTTAAGCCGCCTGTCGTCGAATTGTAGGAAAGGACTTGCGCGATCAGGTAGTCGGTCGCGTTCGCCTCGCGAACCAAGACGACCCACGGCGGCGGGACGAACAGGCCAGCTTGCGTGGCGGTGATCGTGACTTCCGTCACTCCGGTCGCGAAAATGGCGTTCGAACCTACCGCGATCGGCGCGGACAGGAATCCGAGCGTCTGAATTTCGATAATTTTGTTGAACGCAGGAAGCAGCGCGGTGTTGATGCGGTCGAGGCCGAGTTGGGTCAGATTGGCGATCGCCACCGCGAGTTCTGGCTGCATATTCTCCAGCGCGCTGAGCCGCCCATCGATGTCGAACAATCGCGGATTCATGTCATCGGCGGAAAACTGCGTTACGCCGTCCGTGATCCGGTATTGCTGTTGGCGGTTCATGCGCGCACGTAGCTTTCAACGGAGGCTATGATTTCCTTCAAGACGCGCCCGGTGACGACGATATGCGACCCGCGATTCAGCGTGGTCACGCCAACCGTCACACTCTTTTTGAGCGTGATCTTGTATTGCGCCGTGTCGTCAATGTTCTCGGGCGCTTGGGCTGGCCCGACGGGGGTGCGTGGATTCGCCATGCGTTCACCTATTCAAGAGATCGGCGATAGATCAGAACGCAAAATCCCAACGCTCCGTCGGGATCGGGAATCCGTAGCCGGTCGTCGTCGTGACGATTGTCTTGATGTCGTAAGCGGTGATCGCCGATGGCGTGAACACAAATTCGATTTTGACTTGCGTCGGATCGGTCGGATCGGGCGTCGTGGTGATCGTCCCAGCGGCTCCGCTGGTCACGCCGCCGGTTTCGAGGCGGACATCAAGCGTATGATGCGCGGCATCCCAGCCATTGACGTAATAGTCGATTTTGACGGAGCTCGTCGCGGAGCCAAGCGAGCGCCCGTCCGACCAATGAGTAAGGCTCGTGGCCGTCAAAGTGACTTCGTTTTCTGCCTGCGTGAGATCGATCCCCGGCATTAAATCGGACGTGCCGGTGAACACCGCGCGAAGCGGGACAAGCGACGGCGATCCGGCGAATGCGCCAGGGGTGTTGGAATTGAGCGGATACCAAATGCCGCCGTTTTGCACTTCCCACGAAAGGGATGTCCCCTGTGGAACTTGCGCGGCGGCGGTGACGCGCATTGCGCTGATGCCGCCGGACAGAGCCGGCGACGCCATCGCCACCTCATATCTATTCAAGGTGAACTGCGCCATCAGCACTTGCATGAACAGCGCCTGCGGCGCCGAGGAAAGCAGCCAAACCTGTGTCGTGTCGTAATAGAAGAAACACCCGCTCGGATAGCCGTATTCCGCGAGTTCAACCGATCCGACGATATAGAAGCTGTGGTTGCCGGGCGTGTGGACGATCAGCGCATAATGCGTGCCGCCCTGGAGATAAGCCGGCGTAATCGCGATCTGATTTCCGGCCGCGCCGGCGACGAGATTGGCGACCGGAACGACGGCCGACGCCATGACTTTGGTGTGATCTGGGCGCAGCGTCGAGTCGACCTCAACAACCTGGATCGTCAAATCGCCAGACCCGGCGACATCCCGCAGCCAAATATTGGCATGCGTCATCCAGCCGTTGGACTGATTGAGCCACGATTGCGCGAACGCGCTGCCCGTATGAGAGCCGGTCTCGATGATTGCATCCCAATAGGGATCGTCGTAATGGTCATGCCAGCAAACATTTGGGCGCTCCGCCGAAAGCTTGGCGACATTCAGCTTGGCCCAAAAGCTCGCCCAATTAGGCGTATATGGCTCGCCGCCTCCACGCTGACACTTATAATAATCCATATCCGGGCGCCGCGCGATTTCCGCGAGGCCGGGAGCCGACGATTGATTGGCGACGACGCTTTTGCCACACAAGTTCGTCAAAGCGACGCCATGCGCGTTGCCGGCAGGAGAGATTGGGCTCACGCAATAATCGCCATATCGGACGACGTGGCGCGACAGATGGCGTCGCACGAAGCTGCGGGAAACAACCGGGAATGACGAGATCAGAACATAAGCTCGGCTAGCCCAATTCGCATTTGGCGGCACGAGCGAATAGCGCACGACCGGCGTATAGGCGGGCAGCGTGATATTGCCGACCGTGATGACTTTAGGATCGATCGGATTGAGTAGCGTGATCGCCGTTTGAACAGCCGTTGCGGTGCCGGGGAAGCGCAATCCGTCTTCAACCTTCGCGGAATAGCCGGCGTGCGACGTGTTCGTGTCGCCGATATTTATGAACCGATCTACCGCCGACCAGAAAGGACCCGATGGCTTCGCGAGGATGTTCCAAATCTGGAGAAGCTGTGCGGCGATCGCCGCAACGGCCGCCGAGAGATCGGGCGGGATCGACGCCTTCACCTTCGCGAGGTCGCTCGAAAGCGTGTTGATCTGCTGCCCGACTTGCGCCTGCCAAATCGTGATTGCGCCGACTTCTTCCTGAACATCTGCGACAGATGATAGCTGCGTCGTCGGGTCCATCGTGATCGACACAATGCCCGCGTTGTTCATGAAAACATCGGCGATGGCGATAACCGAACTGCCAATAACACCCCGCGTCGGCGCACCACTTTCCGCGCCATAGACGACACTGAGTTGCGCCAGCCGCGAACTCTCGGTCGTCACCTCTTGCGGCGAGAATTGCTTGGTGTCCGCGTTGATCAGAATCGCGCGCGACTCGATGCTTTGTTCCTGGCTAACGCCCCACGCGATGACTGTGCCGATCTTATTGGTGGCGACGGGAAGATTGGCCTGAACGGAAATCACCGTCGCATTGGCGACCACGAACACCTGACCACCGGAATAATAGCGGCCGGGCGCGATCGTGATCTGGGTCGGTCCCGTCATGCTGACGGCGAGCCCGCTGTATTTTTGGCCCGGATCGATGCCGTCATAAACGATGTCATCAAACGACTGCTGAATATAGCTTTCCATGTTGGAAAAGTCAGACGACTTGACCGACTGGTTCGGGCGAAAGATGATCTGGTTTTCCAAGGCGGCGGTCCCTTCGGAAGGCTATGTTTGAACAACTTGGCCGGCGGTGATCGCGCCAGCGATGCTTGCCACGCCAGCGGTGACGATGGAATATGCGTTTGTGTCGATGAGCACGAGATCGCGGGCGCTTTTCGCCGCGCGAACGGCGTCGACGACATCCCAAAGCGGCGACATATCGGGATCGATGAGGTAGAACCCGTCGATGAAATCGGTGAGCGCGCACGCCGGGAGCTGCCCCACGACGGCGACCTTCACGATTGCGGTGTATGCGGGGAATTGGAACCAGCAATTGTCGAGGAAGCTATAGGAACCCGGAGCCATTGAAACAGGGCCAGGGCTGTTTGGATCATAGAGGTAAAGACCTTGATAAATATTGTATTCCGACCTGTCATCCGAGGTCGGGAACAGCGCGAAATCGCCGGTTGAAAGAACGTCAGGCGGCGCGTCGAGATACCAGTCCCAAGGCTTCGTCGGCGCGTCTTGCATGACCTGCGCCGGCTTGACGGTCACTAGATCGAGGCCCGGCGCCACGGTGACGGAAGTGAAAATTCCATTGTTCGCGCCGTAATCGGTTCCGTCCGTCTGAATCGAGATCGTGCGCGCGGCGATTGGATCGAATGAGCTTGGCGTGTATGACACAGCGCCGTCAACGATGTCTGGAGGCGTCGCTTCCATGAACCAGACGTCGGAAAGATCAGTGGGCAGAACGATAATGCGATAATCCGCGACGGTCCCGTCTGGTTGTGCCACCGTCGCCGCGAGATCGCTTAACGGCGTCTGGATTCCGTTCTGCCAGAGATAGGTCTGATTGCCGAGATATTGCGATACATCGATGTCGACGAGCGGCACGAAATAGCTGTCGTCGCTCGGGAAGCACGTCGAAAACCATTCGTCGTCTGGCAGAAATACCACCATCGGGGCGAAGCCGTCGCGCGAATAGCGATAGGTCCGCAACTGATCGAAGCCGGCTAGCCACGCCGCTGTTTCTTCCGGCGTCGGATCGGCTCCGGGGAAGCACATCAGTGGCGGCGCGTCGATCGAGAGGCATTGGCCGCCGGCGACACTGACATATTGCTCGATGCCGGCGCGCGTTCCTTTCTTGCGCTGCATTTCGAACGCGATGTCGGTGACATAACGCTTTTTGGAGACCGGCCAATTCGTGTTCCAAAGGTCGGTTGACCGCTCCCACGCCAGCAGCGGCAATAATGGCAGATCGACCCGCATCGGGTCTTTCGTGCGTAGCACGGCGTCCCAATCGAGTGGGTAGCGGCCGGCGTCGGTCAATTCCTGCGCGAGATCGAGTTTGGTCGGGTTGTTCGGCGGTAGCAGCGAGACCGGGAACGGAATCCCGATAAAAGACGCCGAATTTCCAGTCAGCGCAAACGAGCCCGTCGCGCCATTTAGGACGCGCGTCAGTTGCGCGACAAGATCGCTCCCGGTGACGGTGAATGCGCCGAACTCCGGCGTATGCGTATAAGTCGTCATCAGCCGTCAACAAACAGCGCGCCGCCATTTGGCGCGACCGTCTCGATGTCGCTGTTGAGCCCGTTTAGCACGAGCGATGCGCCGAGGTCATAGAATCCCAGCAGATTCTTGTTCGCCGCGCTGTCATCATAATAGACCACATAGCGATATGGCCCCATCGAGCCGATGCTCGACACCCAAGTCACCGCGCCGACGTTGAAAGTCACGACTCCGGCGGCGTTCGTAACGCTCGTCGACGGGACGATCGCGCCGCCTTGCACATATCCGTTGCCTGCGACCAGCTCATTCGGCTGGAGGTCAGTGTAATAATGAGAGTTTGGATCTGGCGCGACATTGGTGAGCATCGCCTTGATGCTGTCGCTCGAAAGGTTGAACGCGCCGCGCCACTTGTCATAGGCCGTGGAGTTGAACTTGCTGAAAGCGGCGTTCGGCATGGTCGCTCAGTCCTCAATCGTCGGGCGAATTGATCGTCACGACATTTAACGGCGCGCCGGTGAAGCTGCCGAATTGGAAGCGCTGCGTCGCGACGCTCGCGGCTGGCGATTGCACGACCACCGAGTCGACGCCCGCAACGGAAAGCGCCGCGATGATCGCTGAGAGCGGAACGCCAGCCGAGAGCCGCTGATATTTCGCTGCCATCGCGGTCAGAGCGGTCAGAGCGTTTGTCTGGATCAAGGTCGGATCGGGACCGGGAAGAATGTAGAGCGTCGCGATAACCGAATATGGCGTCGCTTGCGCCGCGCGGATGCTGATCGTGTCGGTCAGCAGCTTCACGTCATCCGCGAGCACTGCATTTTGCACCGCCGTGATGATGTCGGGCGTCGGAACGCCGCCATTATTGTTCGACATGATCGTCAATTCGACCATCACGTCGGGCGTGCCGCGATTGAGCACGGCGCATCCGCAATCGGCGACCAGCGGCGAGGCGCCCATCGCGTAATAGATGTAGCCGCCGGCGGTCCCTGTCGCCGAGTAGGCTTCAGGCGCGAGTTGGATGCGCGCGCGGTAGCGCGAGTCCAGCTCCATGACCGCCGGCGTTGTGATGTTGCCGTTTGGGTCGAGCACGGCCGGCGTCACAACCGCGCGCGCCGTTTGTTGATTTATGCCAAGCTGATCGAGAAACGGCCCTTGCGCGAAGGCGAGCAGAACAGAGAGTTGCGCGTCGCGGATCGTCTGATTCCCAAGCAACTCGCGGTAGGCGCCGCTCTCTTGCAGATAGATCGCCGGGTCGGTCTCAAGCGCCGTGACGTCATAGGCCCAGCCGGCAGCGGTGAGCCTTGCCACAATGTCGGCGACGCGCGCGGCGCGGATGCCTTCGAACGTCAGCGGCGTGAACAGCGTCGACGGGTCTAGAGTCGACAAATCTAATGATGAGGCCGTAAAACGCGCCACGATCAGCCGCCAATCTTGATTGTGCGCGGGATCGGAGACGGCGTGAAATCACCCTTGAGTGCGTTCGGCATATACACCCCGACGATGCTGAATTCGATCTTTCCGACGCGCAGCGTGTCGGGACTGTTTTGCGGCTGCGGATAGACGATCTGCGTCACGCGAAAGCGCGGCTCCCATAACTCGATGGCCAAAATGATCGCCGTAAAGAAGCGGGACATCGTGACGGGGACGAGGTTTTTCCCGAGAAGCCCCGGAACGGCCGAACCGAACAGCCGGCGCATGACGCGCGAGCCGATGTGCGTCGAGAAGATCAGATGGATCGATTGGACGACATGCGGCCAGTCTGAAAGTGATTTCCCGCTTTCCCTGTCTATTCCGGTCGAGTTCGCCATGCCGACCGCCTTAGACTACGCGAGTCATGAGGATTGAGCCGTTTCTATAGAGGCCACCGACCGCGACGGCCCCGGCAGCCGCCGCAGCATCGTTGGCGTAGCTGACGAGGGCACCAAACCCGGCCAGTCTGGCCAGCGGCAACACGCCGCTCGTGATATTGGCCGCGTTCGTCGCGTCGGTCGTTGCCGAAGGCGCGAGGCCGGTAACGTCAGCCGCGACGAGCGCCCGGAACGTCGCGGCTCCGTTCGATCCATTCGGCGCGGCGCAAACAAAATTCATGGTCTGCGACGCGAAACTTGGATTCGGGAGCGTCCCTGCTAGGACGCCGCCAAGGGTCCCCACATTCTCCGCCGCCGCGCCATCTTGCATCGCGCCGGCCGCGATTCCCGTGCTCGCACCTCCGCCAGTCGTCGCGTTGACTGCGCCATCAAACAAGGCGTCGCCAGTCGTCCTAAATCCCATCGTCGCGTGCGTGAGGCCGCCATCCGCGTCCTTCGCGACCTCAAGCGCTCCGCTCGAAAGGCCGCCGGCAAGGCTTAAAAGTTGCGATACGCCCAGCGTGCCCTGAACGTTTGTATTGCCATCATGCCCAATCTGCGTAGCGGTGTCTGTAATGCTTGTTCCAGCCGAACGGCTTATAGCCTGCCCAGCAGTATGGCTTATATTCTGTATTGCGTTGTGAACTATACTCTTTAGAGTCGTATGCGTTATGCCGGTCGCCGGATCGACGGAAATCGTATGATCTCCGCCCATAACGGAGTGCAAAATACCTTTTACAAAATCATATACTGTTTTATGCGTGCTAGATGTGTCTGTCCCTGGCCCCGGCGTGCTTTGTTGCGTTTGCTCAAAGTTGACGCCGAATTGGAATCCCTTGGTTGGGTGGAGGGATACTTTATGCTTATCGTTGTTTACGCTATGCGTAATGCCGTTGCCGCCAGCCGTATCAATATCATGATAGTGGACCGTATCGCTGGCCTTTTGCTGCTGCGGACTGGTTTCTTGTTGCAGCGAGTCCGTTCCGTCGCGGCTGTCGCCAACCCGGTGATGAGCATTCCCCGATGTCACATGCCAGCTTGATTTGACGACCTGCTGTTGAACGTCGCCAGCCTTTTGCCACCAAACCGAGCGCTTCGCCGGATTATTAGGGTCCGTGCGCTGATCGACGTCCTTGTCCGGATCATTCGACGGCGACGGGATTTGTGTCGACCAAGTGAGCGGCAAGAAATACGCCTGCTCGAAATCGCCGTTCGGCGAGTGCAGCATTCCTTGTTGGCCGACAGACGGGACGGAGTGATGTTTCCGATTGCCGGCAATCTGCGAATAGGGTTGCCATGGGCTTTTGACGGGCTGCCCGTTCTCGTCGACGCCGACCTGAAGGCGGATGGCATGCTTCTTTGCATCAACGTCCGTAACCGGGCCCGGCCGATGGTTGCGCTCGTGGTAGCCTTCCATTGCCGCTAGGCGATCATGAATCTTGGTGATCGCCGATGTCATCTCGGCAATCGCGTCAATAAACTCTTGCATCAGGGTGCCGTCAGCGTCGTCGAGGCGTCCGGATCTGGGCTGCTGATATCTGTGTCGTCGAGCGTGCCCTGCGACATGACAGGAGCCGTCCCGGAGCCCGTCGAGGCTATCGGCCCCATTCCGATCTGCGAGAATTCGAACAGCGACAGCCCTAGGAAGATGCGATCACGCTCGGCTTGCGATAGCGCGCCGGGCGCTTCGAGTTCTGTTGTCAGCCAAGCGGCAAGAGATGCGAGGCCATCTGTTTGCGTATCAGCTCCGATCAGCGCGATGAGATCAGCCCATACGCCGGCAGGGACCGCGCCGGGTATCGGCTCTTGGACGATATCGCACTTGAACTGAATTTCGCGCGCCGCCGCGCGGACATGGTTCATCGTCTCAATATCATATGACGAGCAGATAATCTCCGGCGTCGTTAGGACAAACTCGCCCCACAACGCGGCCCAAGGCTCAGTCCCCGTCGCGAACGCGCGGGAAATGATGAAGTAAAGCATATCTAGCGTCGCCTCGGCTCCGCGACCGCGCGTATCGAGCGCCAAGCCGGCGAGTGTCGTCGTCTCCGGCAGGAAAAGCTGGATTCGGAGGTCAAGGCTCGGATCGCCGCCGAATATTTCCCGACCTTCGTGCGTCGTCTTGAGGCCGCCGGTGTAGACCGTGGCAATAGGCGTCGAAGGGTTGTTTTCTAGCTGCGCGAAGGGATCGACCGGAGAATCTATAACCACGAAGTTTGACGGCAGCGCCGCTTGGAGCGCGCGCACAGTCGCGACGCGGATTGCGAATGCGGCGAGGCTCATCGGATCACGCCAATTTTACGAGCAAAAGCGTCGTCCGGTCGAAGCCGAACGGCATGACGGCGGAAACCCGCAACGATGGCGTCCCGTCTTCGTCGAGCAGCGTCACGAGATCGCCGGCGACGATTTGATAGGGGACAGCCGACGTCGTGAATCTCGCGGTATGTGTCGCCCCGCGCATCTCCGGGTTGTGGCCGGAATTCGCATTGGTGCCCGATGTCCGAATGAGTGACGGCGTTCCCGCGACATAAGCGTCAATCTCGATAACGGCGCGAGACGAGTCCGCGCCGCCAGAAACATAGCCGCCCGCCTTTTGCGGCACGATGCGGATTGTCTCGGCTGATTGCCGATCGACCGCATCGTGCAGCCGTTGAAGGCGGCAAGGTTGCATCCGGTTAGATCGTGCCGGACGCCAGCGCCTGCGGCATGGTGCAGACGTGCAGCGGGTAGCTGTAGACCTCGACGGACGCAAAGGAATCACGAACAGTATCGACGACCATCCATGAATATCGTCCCTGGCCCGGCGTATTGACAAATTCGAAGCGCTCCGCCGGCGCGTAGGCAACTTGGAAAATTCCCGCGCCAGCCGGGAAAAACTTCACCTTGTTCGTCGGAACGGCGACAGTGGAATTGTCGTCCGTGCCACGGTAGTTGTGCCAAAGGATTCCACCGAAATCGTAGGTTTTCCAGGTGCGGCCAACAATACTGCGGAGTTGCGGGGCCTCAACGTTGAATTTGTAGGTGTCTCGCACCTCTTTTGACGTTGTGAAGGCGTCCCAAAAGGCGTCGCCACAGAGCGCATGGACCTCGACACCTGTCCCGCCGAGTCCCTTCAAGGATCGGATCATGGCGCGGATGATCGTATTGGATTGGGCGATGATAGCTCCCTCGGTCGCGGAAGAGCTAAAATTAAATACAATCTCGGCTCCAGGCGTCTGGCTGAACTCATCCCACCAATCGTATAGGACGCTCCCGTCAGCATCGACGACAATGCCCTGAACGGCGCCGAGGCGCATGTTCTCTTCGGTGAGTTCGAAGTTCTTATTGATTTTCATTTGGCGGCGAGTGATCTCGATCGACAGGTCTTTGACCGCCGCCTCTTGCCCGAATTCTCGAATCCCCTGCAATTCGTGCGCCCAAACCGTCGACGCCTCGAAAAGGCGAAATGTTTTGAAGCCGCGAACTTTTCGCTTGTCGCCGCCCTCGGTTGTGGGCGGTGCGCCACGCGGAGAGGTTTGGATAATTCTCTGCCCGAGGTCTCGCTCCTCAAGCCACACGCCTTCCGTGCGGATGGACTTTTTTTCAAAAAGACCCGGGATGGTTCCGAGGAAGCTTGGTGTGAATTCCTGCCGATCGATGGCATCAGTCAGAGAGCGAAACGAAAAGGCGTCGCCCAGGAAGACGTCTAGGATGGACATTGATGTTTTCCTTCATGTTCCTTGGCGGCGACGCCTGGCGGAACGAAAAAGGGCCGCCCGAATGGACAGCCCTTTGTGGTGGTTGAAACGAAAACGACGCCCGTGAAGGCTCCGCGCTTTAGATGGTCAGTAGATCAGCGGAACTTGACGAGAGACGTGTTGAACGTAGCGATAGCCGCCGCGATCTGTGCCGCCGTCGGCGAACCGCCGAACGTGATGTCGCTCAAACGCACCGTCGCGGCCGCATTGATAATAGCTATCTCCGCCGTCGTGCTCGCGCCCGTCGTTGCGCCATAGCCGGCGATGGCCGCTGGCGTATCTCCCGGCGTCCAGGCGACATATTCCTGATTGACGACAGTCACGTCGAACTCATCGCCGACAATGAAATCGGGAGCGCCATCGGCAATCGTGAAGCCAAGCTGCGTCGAGAAGGCCGAGCCCACCGTCGCATTGGCGACGAAAACGCCCTTCGGGTCCGTGACCGAGAAAACGCCGCCGTTGCTGGGGACGACATTGGTCACGGTCATATCGAATTCGTCGCCGACGATGAAGTCCGTGCTGCCGTCCGCGATGGTGAAGTTCGGGCCATGCGCCGAATTATAAGCGACGGCGACAGTTGCGATGCCGTCGACCGTGCCGTCCGGCTTGAACACCACAAAAGTGCCGGCATTCGTGGCGGCGACTTCGCAGACGACGCGCCAGGCGCCCGACACGGCATCGGAGTCGACGGTAAGCGAGCCGACCGTTCCATTGCCGGTATTGCCGCCGCTTTTCGCCGCCGAAGCGATCGATAGAGCGCCGCCGATGCAGACGACACGATAGATGCCTTGCTGCGACCCCGCGAGATAGGCGGGAGACGCCGGCGTCATGAGGCCCGCGCCGGTATTGCCGCCGGTCTTCGCGGCGTGCGAGACAGTCGTTGGCGTGGTCTTCAAAACCTGGCCGACGACAATCGTCTGACTGTTCCCGATCACAGCCATATCGCGGGAAAGATAGCCGACGCCATCCGTATCATCGGAAATTAAGAAGGTGAACGGATGGAGAGCTTCGTTGAGTGTGATGCCTTGGGGAGTTCCCATGATTAACCTCGGTTGCGCCGGAGCGATTGATTAACGACGGCCCGAGTTGCGGGCTTCCTCTTTGTTGACGACATCGACCGCGTTTTTCCAAAGCGAGGCGTTCGTCGTATTGCTCTTCTCACCTGTTTCGACGGGGAACTCGCCGAGAACCGTTGCGGCAGCGCGGGCGGCGACCGACGTGGTTTTCGGGACGCCAGCAAGCGCGCCGACAGCCGCGTCGAGGCTCATGTCAGTATTGAGCGCGAAGTGCTGTGCGGTCGTCTCGCGGCCCTTGGCGTCGGCATGGCCGAGGATGGCGACAATGCGCCCGCGCTCGGCTTTCGCGCCAGTCGCGAGCCCTTCCGCCAGTCCGGCCTTGTGGCCTTCGGCGACGCCAGCGGCCTTTCCTTCTTTAAACCCGGTCTCGCGGCCAACATTGTTGCCTTCGGTCACTCCGGCGTGTTGCCCTTCGGTGCGCGCGCGGTCCAAGTCAGTTTGATCAAACATCTTCATGCTCCGATTGCTCGCGCGGCCTTTCGCGGACGAGGACAGGTTCCCGACAAGATCGGCAAACGATCCAATGTCGTCGACGAGGCCGGCCCCTTGCGCGGCACGGCCGATATAGGTCCGCGCCTCGGTGGCGCGAGCCGCCTTCGCGGAAAGGCGTCTTCCACGCCCCGCCGCGACGGTATTCAAAAACTGGTCATAGAACGCATCGACCTCGGCCTGGAGGTCGGTACGGACTTCCTTCGACAACGGCTCGTATGGATTCCCATCGACCTTATGCGCGCCGGCATGGATGAATGTCGGCGTCACGCCAGCCCGGTCGATCGCGCGGGAATAGTCCGCGTGCATGAGGACGACGCCGATTGATCCCGCAAGGCCAGATTCGGTCGAGGTGATCGACTTCGCCCCGGAGGCCAACGCATAGGCCGCGCTCGCCGCCATCCCGTTGACGACCGCGTGAACCGGCTTCTCACCATTGACCTTGCGAATAAGCGCCGAAGTCTCCATCGCGCCGACCGCCTCGCCGCCGGGGGACTCGATGTCGAGCACGATGGATTTGACTTTCGGATCACGAGCCGCGCTTTCGATTTGATGCGCGATGCCCTCATAGCTCGTCATTCCAGACGATGCGCCGATGAATGCGCCCCGGTTCACAAGCGATCCGGTGATGGTGATGACAGCGACACCCTCCGGCGTGCGGCGGTAAGGCAACCGCGCTGGGCGCCCGTTAGCGTCAGTCTCCGTCGCATCGCCGACAAAGCGTGATGCGTCGGGGCGCCGCGCCATCGCTTGCGCGACCGCCTCCGCGACTTCCGGGTCATGTGCATTGACCATCGGCGCAATCGCGTCGACGCCAATGCGGCCAGCGAGCACTTCCGTCAGGATCGCCAGCTTGTCCGGCAAGATCAGCAGCGGCCGGTTTATGACGCGATCAGCGATGTGGACGAGTAAATTCGACATCAAAACCGCCGATCATAATCGCGCCCCGGCCCGCGATACCGATAGCCTGCCCCTATGGCGAAACGGCGGTTTGGATCTGGCAGTCCTTGACACTTGGCGCATTCGCTTTGCGCCGAGCGCAGTTCCGATTGCAGCCGGTCGATGTCGACGCTCTGGAACCGCACGAGGTCTTCCGCGTCATATGTGCGCGTGCGGATTTCCGTCTCGCGGTTGCCGGAGAGCAGCGCGTAATATGCGATCTGGAGCGCTGCCGCGCGCGCGCAAGCATTGGTCCAATCAACGGGCGCGTCGGCCATCGTCAGTCCTTCGCCGTTGCATTGTCGGTTTTCGAGCCCTGTTTCATCGCGGGCGGCGCTATCACGGATGGATCGGGGAGTTTCAATTCCTTGCGCTTGTCGCGCTCACGGGCGAGTTGTTCCTGAACGTCCTCCCAATCGCTCCCGAGGTCGGCGCAGATACTCTCTTGCGTGACCACTCCGAGCCCGTAATAGGCTTCGGCGGCGCCGGCGGCTTTCACTTCGTCTGGAACGGGCTTCGGCGGTCCGCGCCAGTGAGCCGAGCATGCGGCGGCCCTATTGGCGATAAACCCTTCTACGCCGCCGGGGAACGGCGTGAGCCCCGCCTCGATATCTTCCTCCAGCCAGCATTCGAACGCCGCCTGATAGAACGGCGCGGCGATATGCGAACGGCGCCAAAGTTGAATTGGCCAGTTCGTCGTCGTCGACATCTTGATCGACGAATAGGTCGCGCCGGTGTAATCGCCGGTCACGTCCTCGAATGTGAACCCGGCGCACGCCGCGATCTCGCGCAAAAGCCATCGCGAGAAGGGCTCGTAGTTGCTGTTTGGCGTCTCGCTGCGAAGGAATTTCAACTCCTCGTCGGGGAAGAGATGCGCGATGCGGCCCATGCCGCCGAGGTCGATGTTTGTCTTTTCGTGGAACGCGGCTTTCGCCTCCAATAGAGAGTCCAGCCCGCCGCCGAGCCCTTGCTCATCCGACGTGTCTAGTGCGTTCAAAATCTCCGCGCTCGGGGCCGACGATGTGATGGTCGCCGCGAATAGGGCCTGAAGGTTCGCGCTCGTCGCCGTGGCGTTGGCGAGATCGTCGAATTGCCGCAGCACTTGCAAGACGGACGCAAACGGAGACATCCCGCGCATCTGTCCGACATCGCCGTCGAAGCAATGCACGATGACCGGACGATTGCCGGCGTCGCGCGCCGCAACCTCCAAAACCTGCCCGGTTTCCAGAATAGGCTGCGTCAGGCGTAACCGATAGCTGCGCGGCATCCCATTCTTATCGATCCGCACGCCTTGGAACAGATCGACACCGTTCGATTCCTGCGTCAGGCGCGGCGACGGAATGAGCATCAGCTTGGTCTTCGACTTCGACTCTGGCCGCGTGACCCATTTCGCCCAAGCAATATATTCGCCGGTCGCGAACCACGACCGCAACGCCGCCTTGGCGAGCTGATGAATGTCGCTCTTGCCGGAGGCATCGCATTCGAGCTTGGTCGACGCCCAAAGTTCCCAGCGCCGTTCGACATCGCGCGCCCAATCCGCCGACGCCTTTTGCGTCCAGCCGATTGCGGTATAATCCGGTTTCGCCGCCAACCGAAGGCCCGTCCCGATGACCGAGGCGCAGCCCTTATTGACGACGCCGGCAACCCACCCGGAATTGTGGATCGTGTCGATCGTGCGGGCGGCGGCCCGCCAGTAAGCGGCGCGGACATCCTCGCGCGGATCGCGCAAAATCGGCTGCCACGACCGAAAGACCGAGGCCATCTCGCCGCGCATATATTGCGCCCCGGAGCGGCCCCGGCCGGGCGCTGGGGGCTTCTGGCCGGCGAATGCGCCGAATAGACCGCGCATTGCAGAGCCAAAACCCATGCGTCGCACCCCGGTTATCGATTCAATCTTGCGGCCAGTTCGGCGAAGCGGTTGCGCGACGGCGCGGTGGTCTGCTTCGCGGCGCGCGCGGCGTGGATCGCCGCAAGTCCGCCGAGCAGCTCATCACGTTCCGGCTCTGGCGCCTGGATGTAGACAGGTTGCGCTTCCACGATTGG